AATCCAACATACATCATACATTGCATTGTGAAATATTTTTACAGCATCTGTTGCACAAACTTTTTTGAACCATTCTAAAACAATTCTTTTATCCATATTACCACCACCTTCGTGTGCAATTGGATAATAACCTGACCATCCTTCTACAGCCACAGCAATACCTACAATCTCACCATGACCTTGTATGGCACCAGATCCTCTTGCTTTAAGATCAGGATCTTTTGTTTCTAAGTCAATTGAAATATATTTTGCATCGGATAAATCCGGAAAGTTTTCGGGGCAATCCCATTCTGTTTGTACTGAAAACATTATAAAATAAATTCCATCCATTGATAAAAATACAATGCAGTAAACATTGTAATAGTTATCAAATCCATTTTTGCTAATTTCATCTTTTCTTCCTTTTCATATCTCTTAATTTCTTAATCTCTAATTCACAATAATGTATTATCTTTTCTAAATCTTCTACACCATTCTTTTGCAAATATCTACAAACATATTTTACAACACAGCCCTGGAAGAAAGAGAGATTATTTTTTGAAATAAACTCGTACGGCTGAATGTGAAAATTTTTATAATGTTTGCCTCCTATTTGTTTTTCTTGTGGTTCTAGATCTTTAAATATACTTTCGTCTGTCATACTATTGGTCCTCCTATGTTATATTGATAGTCTCCCGTTGCTTGCGGGAGATACAGATTTTCTTTTGCTCTTGTTATACCTACAAAAAACAATCTATGCTCAGGATCAGGATCTTTTAATGCTGAATCGTATATAATTTTTTCTATGTCTGTATACAAAACAACATTGTCTGCTTCTTCTCCTTTTACACCATGTATTGTAGATACTTTTATTCTTGCTGGTTTCATTAGATCATCACCGTTCTTTAGAATCGTTCTAATGTAGTCTTTACTTGCGTCAGGAAAATTTAATGTTTCCCAGCTCCCCGTCGCTCGCAACCCGTGTTCAGATTTTAGTTGGTCAAGATCAACACCAGTTATATTTTCTAGTGATTTTCCTCCAGCAAAACCTCTTTCAACGTGTCCTTGTTTAACAGTTAAATAATCCCATAAATCTTTTATATCTTCTTTATTTACAATGGCTCCTTGATGTAAACGATGCCAGACTCTATAAGCATTTAACATATCTTTAGGTAAAAGAGTTTGATTCTTTGCATCAAATCTTAAATGATTATCGTATAAATATTCTTTTATAGGTTCTAACATTTTATTTGTTCTAGCTAAAATCATCCAGTTACCAGAATTAAAATTTAATTCTTCTAATGTAACATCCTCATAAACATTTCCTTCTGCATCTCTTGGTTCCCATTTCTTTTCTAATCGTTCAGACATATATGGAAATATAGACTCTGCTAATTTATGTATTTTTTTAGGCACTCTTCTTGATTTAATTTGAGGGTCTTCAATTCCTTTTAAGTCAATAAATATTTTAGGATTAGCACCTTGAAACGTATAGATAGTTTGATCATCATCCCCTGCAATGTAAGAACGAATGGAAACGCTCTCCAGATAGAAAAACATATCCCATTGCAGAGGACTTAGATCTTGTGCTTCATCAAGAAACACAACATCGATAGCAGGACATTTACGCTTATCGACAAACTGAGAAATCATGTCAGAGTATTCAACCATACCTGTTCCATCTTTAAAATTTATAAGGTCTTTGTTTAACTGTTCTACAAAACCAATATCAATTAAGTGTATGATATCTAGATCCATTGCTGCTTGTTGTAAGTCTAGTTTTCTAGATCTTGCATATTGAATTACTTTCATATTTGGGTTCATGTATTCTACATAACCTGCTTCGTTTACATAGGATTCAAAAGACATGTCTCTACATATCTGTGAAAAATTTTTAAAACTATTCCATCTACTTCCTTTCAATAATTGTGTTTTAGTATTTATTTGAAGTTCTTTAGTTCCTAAAGAATGCATAGTTCCTATGTGATATAAATTATTTTTTATTCTCCTGTTTGCTTCATCAGCTGCAGCATTACTAAAAGATATGTAGATAATTTTTTGTGGATCTGTTTTATGTTCTTTAAGTTCTTTATCAAGATACTTTGTTAAAGTAAAAGTTTTACCTGTACCTGGAGGACCTGCTATAAGTGTTCTATGCAAAAGGCGCCTCTTTTATTTTTGTATTTCTTATAACTGGTTTATCTATCTCAACGTTTTCTACGATAAGATATCTTGTTGATTTGTTATCTAGTTTAGCAACCTCTTCCTCTGCACCAAAAAGAACTTGTAACATTCTCATAGTAGTTTCATATTTTACATTCCAAGATTTACTTCTAAGTAAAAAATTCCAAAAACTTTTAAATTTAAAATAACTTTTGCCTTCTTCTGTGTATGCAACACCTTTTCTTATGTCCTCTATCTTTTTACCATTTGCTCTTGTAATAAAGTCAGTTAATAATTCTTTTAATTGTATGTCTGTCTTAATAGCTTCTGGAGCTTCAATAGGTATAACACTTTGTAATAATTTATTAATTTGTTTTCTCCATATTAATTTTGCAACAGGTAACATAGCTTGGTTAATTTGCTCTACACATTTTAGAGAAAATTTATCAGGATCATGTAATTCAACAGCAGAACATTCAACAATGTCTTCACCTATTGTTACATAAAAGATAGGTGGGTTTGATGTATATTTTTGTATTTCTTTTATTTCTAAACCAGGAGTAAAGTCATCACCTACACCAAATTCTTGTCTAACACATTTTCTAGAATTACAAAAAGAAACTATTGGTTCATCTTTGCATTTGTATTGATACTCTTTCCCTGTAATTGATTTGATTAATTCATCCATCTCTTTTTTATCTAAAGGTGGTTGACAAAACTTTTTATTGTATTCAAAAATTTCTGTGTCCCATGTATCAGGAAATCTTTTCTTACAATAAATACCAAAGTTATACATAGCATTATTTCTTTTACCGTTAGGTATACCTTCTTTAGCTAACATCTTTAGACATGGTGGTGATCCTTTTAATAAATCATCTTCTTTTACTTTTTCTTCTTTTACACTTAGTGCAACCAACTGTTCTTCTGTTAATACAATTTTTTCATAATGATTAAAAAATTCATCAAGTGTCATAGCTGTAGCATCTTCTTTAAATGCATACCTCAATGTTTGATTTGCATCATGATAAGGAAGATTTAAAAAACTACCTACATCTCCTCTTTCTTTTTTTATATGATTTTGTTTTGGAAATATTTCTGATCTTGCAAAACCTATGCTTGCTGCAATATCTTTTAATTTATTTCTAAATAATGCTGCAGGTGCAAATTCTTTTGTAAATAAAAATACGTGAGCACCCCCCGATTTAGATCTAAATACAGTTAGTGGTAGTTTCTTTGCAATAATTTTATCTATAAGTTCTTTATGATTTAAAGTGTAAACATCTATATCTATACATGCCCATTTACATTTACTATCTTCGTTTATGGGTATGATACCTAACGCAGGATCAACACCATTTAAATGATCTACCCACATTTTTTCTGTGACAGGATATTTTTTTATTGTTGATTTAGTTTTGTGTTTACCTCTGTCATCATACTCATCTGTCTTTCGAGTTTGACCATAAGCATTACTAGATCCTTCAAATATTTTTTTAAATTTCTGTATGTCCATTTACTTTCCATTTTAATATGGGCGGCATTACTACCGCCCAATATAATTAAGCTTTGTTTTTAATGCCTTCGTAGAACTTTTTTGCTCGTTCATACATATTAGCATTTTCTAACATTCCAACTTTCTCTACGTTGTAGCCGTACCATTGATTACCTTTACCTGTATTTAATACAGAAGATAATTTATAAATGTGACTAAACGATGGTGGAGTAAATGAACCATTCTTACCATCTAAACTAATAGACTTCATCATGGAGTTCCATTTTCTGCTGACTTTACCTTGAGATGAACTCATAGATATCATCGCAGTTTCAGAACCTTTGTCTCCTATAATAATTACAAAGTGTTGACCAACAGTTAAGATGTAATTACCGTTTTGTAATCTATCTTTACCATCAGGTCCCTTTGTAGTTTTTTCTAGAATATCCGAAGTGTCAGGATAAATCATTTCGGGTCTACCTGAACCTGTTCCATAATCTGCCCATTCTTGGTATTCTAGTTTATAATGACATGGAATAACCTGTATTCCTTGATCACCATTGTATAACTGTTTCGTAACAGTGTTTAAGAACATTCCAGGTTCTGCACCTTCAACATAATTTTGATTACGTTTCTGTGCTTCAGCTGAACCGTTCTGTAAAAGTTTTAAGATAGGTGGAGCCAGACTTTCTGTCTTCACATTCTCAAAACCAGCTTGTGCATCTGCTTCAAATAATGAAGCTGATGGAAGATTTGCATCTCTCTTTGTCATTTGTTTCGCGTTACTCATTTCTCGTTTCTCCTATAGTTAACGTCTTGTTATTTTTGTTTGGTTACCTTCAAACGGTTTAAATAGGTCGGCAGGAACGTCTTGTCCAGATTCAAGTCGTTCCCTGACCAGTGCCTTGAGTGTCATTGGGTTTACTCCAATCTTCTGGACAGGTTCAAACCCTTGACCTCGTGCAAGGTTAGCATATGTTGCTGCCTTGTTATCTTCGCCACGACCAAAGGTAACGGTAATATCATTTTTAATAATATCACCTAGACCGTTGTTACGAAGCCATGTAAAAGCCTCCTCTTGTCTATCTTTAGGAATGGACGCACCGTATACTTTTTTTATTTCTACAGCCTCACCGTCCTTTAGCTTTAATTTTGTAATCTGCATTTCATCCATCATAGCTGGAATCTCAATGCTTGAAATTGCTCTTGCTTTTTCTTTTAATTTTTTTAGAGACTCTTCGGCATTTGCAATTTCATCTTCAAAATCTTTTAGTTCTAATATTTTATCTGATAATCGTTTAGCAGAATCTATTTGCTCAACAGATTGCATTCTATCATTTTCAAAATCAATTTTTGTCATAACTTTCTTACCTTTCTATATACTTATTTTTTTTTAATTGTCAACCTTTGTTATATAAATCTATTTCAACTGGATAGTATCTCCTCTCCTGTTTGTCCCATTTTAATAATTTATATTTTCCATTTGTAATATCAGAAACTATTGAACAAGCTACACCAATAATTGCTGGGTCACCTGTTAATAATAAATAATCTTCTTCTGTATAATCTTTTAATTTTTGTTTTAATGTTGTTATCACATAAGTTGGACTCAAAATAATTTGAGAGTTTTCAGGTAATAACACTTTAAGTTGTCCAAATTGTGTCGCCCCAATAATATTTATTTTGGGTGCTCCTGCTTTAGTTCCTGGTATGTCTTGTATAACAAAGACTTTTGACATTAATAATATATCCTTCTTGACATTTAATAGCACATAATATATATGCTTCCAATAGAAAGTTAAAATATATTATGCATTATAAATATAAAAGCAAGCCTTTTGCTCATCAGAAAAAAGCCCTTGAAATGTCATGGGATAAAGAAGTTTTTGCGTACTTTATGGAGATGGGAACAGGTAAATCAAAGGTATTAATTGATAACATTGCTATGCTTTATAACGCTGGCAAGATAGATGGTGCGTTAATTATTGCACCAAAAGGTGTTTATAAGAATTGGTTTGACTCTGAAATACCGAGTCATATGCCTGATTATATAGAAAAGAAAGTTGGTTTATGGAGAACTAAACCTGATGCTGCAGACCTAAAACCTATGTTTTCTACAGGTGCAGAGCTTCATATATTGATTATGAATGTAGAAGCATTTTCTACAAAAAAAGGTGTAGATTTTGCAAAAAAGTTTTTAGCTTCTCATAAAACTATAATGGCAATTGATGAATCAACTTCTATAAAAAATCCTCAAGCAAAAAGAACAAGAGCAATTATAGATATTAGTATTAATTCTAAATATAGAAGAATACTTACAGGTTCGCCTGTAACTAAATCACCATTAGATTTATTTGCACAATGTTATTTTTTAAGTCCTTTTTTATTAGGACATGAATCTTACTACACATTTAAAATTAGATATGCGATTACTAAACAAGTAAATGTATCAGGTAGAATGATTCAACTTGTTGTTGGTTATAGAAACTTACCTGAACTATCTGATAAAATAAAACCTTTTTCATATCGTGTATTAAAAGATGATTGTTTAGATTTACCAAAGAAAACATATTCAAAACGTACAGTAGAATTAACTGATGAACAAAAGAAACTTTATAAACAAATGAAACAAGAAGCTATTGCATTTCTAAATGGTAAAGTAGTTTCGTCTACAACTGTAATTACTCAATTAATGAGATTACATCAAATAACTTGTGGTCATTTCACATCTAATGATGGTGTAGTTCAAGATGTAAAAAGCAATCGTATTAATCAACTAATGGATATTCTTGAAGAGGTTGAAGGCAAAGCTGTTATATGGGCACATTACAGATATGATATTAAAAAAATTGTAGAATCTATATCAAAAAAATATGGTGAAAATACAGTTGTTACATATTATGGTGATACATCAACAGATGATAGACAGAAAGCTATTAAGAAAATACAAGACCCTGAAAGTCCTGTTAGATTTATTGTAGGCACACCTCAAACAGGAGGTTATGGTATTACACTTACAGGTGCATCAACAATGATTTATTATTCTAATGGTTATGATCTTGAAAAGAGACAACAGTCGGAAGCTAGAATAGATCGTATTGGTCAAGAAAAACCTATGACATATATTGATCTTATTTGTGAAGATACTATTGATACAAAAATAGTTACTTCTCTTCGTAACAAAGTAAACATTGCTACTGAAATAATGGGTGAAGAATTAAAAGATTGGATTTAAAGTTTTTGTAAGAGAACTAAAATAACACCACCCATACCTGTGATGACTGCTCCCATAGATACTAATAATATTCTTTCTACTCTAGTAATTTGATTTTCTA